TGGCATTGCTCTTGCAATCTCGCCAAATATCTTCCCACCCTTGTTCTCGTTTAAGTTTATTAAAGTGATATATTCAGACTTCTCAGGTTCATTCTCTAAGTCATAGTAATTGTAGTCTACTGGCGGAGTCACTATAAAATTACTAAAATTATAGTTCAAAAGTTCTTTTAACCATAAAGAATTGTATATTATGTGCTGATTTTTCTCCGCATCAATAATCTCCGGATATGGGTGAGAATTATGGATCAGATGGAAAACAGGCTTTTTATACATCTTTGCTGCATGGATTGTCCATCTTGTATAGTCCAAATGAGTAAACACCGCATGACTCCATCTCATTAAGTTCTCAATCACATTGGGATTTGGAGGAAATACATCAATTCCATCAAAAACATAATTATCCCTAATCTTGTACTTATTCGCATCATGTAAAAGAACTCTAACATTGTGACCCTTTGCTTGAAGGTCTTTAAGCATAAAGTGTATCATCCATTCCGCGCCACAGTTATGCTCTGGAGGGTAAAGATGCACAGAAGCAACTATATTCATAATTTTAGTATTATATCCGCACCAACAATCTCGCCTTTGTAGTGTGGATATTTTATTAGTAAATCAGTATAAAAATTATCACTTATATAGTGATTCTCAAATTTAAGTTCTTTTACCTTATACTTATCTAAATCAATCGTATTTAATATCCTCTCATCACATCCCTCTGTATCAATCTGCAAATAATGTATATTTTTTATATCAAACCAATTGCAGTATTGGTCAAATGTTATAGCACTAATTATGATTGTCTCAATTATGCTCTTGGGTAATTCTTTTAAGTACCTATTCAATGGTTCACCATTCTCAACAAGTGAACTGCATCCATCTAAAAATGCTGAGTCTTTTGAAATCCACTCTGGCTTTACATAAGCCATCTCAACACTTCCATCAGTGTCTGATATAAAAAAGTTTGATGCCTTTGCGTTTGATAGTTGATTTACGTTTTCTTTCAGCTTATTAAAGTAGTGTGGTATTGGCTCAATAAAATATGCTTGATAGTCAGTCTCATCTTTTAGTCTATCAAAGATATTGTCATGGCTGATGCCATCCATTGCGCCAATAATCACATAATTTTTCATTTATATCAATTTAGCTGCCGAGTCATCAAATATTCTGGTGTAGTCTACATAACCATTCCACAATTCGCTTTGATGTGGCTTTTGCCAAGCTATCATCGGTTTAATTATATAAGTATTTCCTCTTGGGTGAATATTAGTCTTTAACCAATCATCAAACATTATGCTTGTATCAGTATATTCCTTGCACAATTCCTTTGGGTTGTTATACATCACTGCGTGAGTAGTCCATGCTCCAAATGTCTTGTAAAGATTCTCACTATACTTCTCAATCGGAGCAACCAGATTCGCTCCAAGATAACACAACTCCCAATCACTTGGTAGTTGAGATATAGCCTCATCAAAATGACTGAAATCCCTTATTTCAACATCATCTTCAAAGAGCAATAGTACACCATCTGTACTATTCATTATTTTCTGCATTGATAGATTGAATGATGTCCTTGCGTCATTGTGTGGAACTGCATAAACAACCTCACCACTCAATGAGTTTCGGTGCATCTCTTTCAATGCACCATAAAGCATTTTTGAATTGTTAGTAGATAGTATTTTTACTTCCATAGTACAAAGTTAAAAAAAGGGGCGATAAGAATACCGCCCCCCAAAATATACACTCTAAAAAAACAACCTATTTAGATTGCTCCAAATACCGCTGCCGAAGGTTGGAACTGGAGAAGTTCACAACGAGCTTCGCAACGGAAGGTGATCAAGTTCTTGATGAAGTCATCCTGATCAAACTCAGTGCTACGAACATTCAGACCAGATTGTTGTGCGATTGCATACTTAGTTGTATCCAATACATACATTCTGTTTGCAGTAACCAAAGAATGAGGAACAACAGGGATACCAAGGATTCTTACATTACCATTGTTGTCAATAACCATTCCACCAGGTACTGAGTAATCAGCAGGCTTGGTTTTCAACAAAGCAGCCCAACCGGCATGAGTCATCAAAGAAAGATTAGGCATCCAGTTCAAAGCACCCAACTGAGCAACATAATCAATGAACTTCTCAGCGGTGTTAGCACCAGAAGAAGAACCTGCGGTTGCAGAAGATGCAATGGCATTAAGATAATAAGTATCTTCTGCTTTTTGGAAATCTTCAATCAAAGACTGCTGAAGATATGCTTGCAAGAATGGCAAGTCATCAATCATCTGACGGCTTACTTTAGCGTAACCGGCGATAAAAGAAAGAGCAGTGTTTACAACTGTTACATCATAATCAACTTGTGCCTTATCAAGACCTTCAGACTGCTTACCGAAAGAACCTTCACCTACTGGAGTGTTACCACGAGGGAAAGAAACTGATCCGGTAGAAACAGGGATGATGTTGAATACAGAACGCAGGTGAGGATTAACATAAGACCTCATGAAAGCGTTGTCAACATAAGAGGTATAAACTGAACCAGTCAGGTTGCTACCAATTGTCATTGTACCAACAGTCTTGGTATCCAACTCATAACTGAAACCTTTACCATTGCTACGAGCAGCAGCTTTGATATCGTTCCAACCTTTCTCAATTGCAGTACCGATCTCGTTCTTAATGTTCATGATATGCTCACCATAAGAAGTTGCAACTTTTGCACTTTCTTTAGCTTGCAATTTGCCAAAAGATGCTTTAGCCTCAAGAACTTCGTTCCTTGCTTCATCAGCAGTCTTGTTAGCCTTAACCAATTGCTCATTGATTTGCTCAATCCTTGATTCGAAAGCCTTTGCAGCCTTCTCTGTGTTGGCAGCAACTTCTGCCTTCTGCTCAGCCAATTTGGCTTCAAGAGCAGATTCAAACTTTTTTAAATCTTCCATTTTACTTTTAATTTAGAATTTACTTAAAATTGATATAAGTGATTGCTCAAACTCCTCGTTATTCTTTTGCTGCACAGGTGTGTTTTCAACTGCCTGTGTGCTACTCGCTTTCTCTATCGTTTGGGCTAATTGCCTAACTTTAATCAGACAAAGTTCAATTGTCTCATCAGTTACATCGCTGTTTCTGATAAACTTCTCAAATGTCTTAATTTGTTCTTGTATCTTGGCACATTCATCCAAACTTTTTATCCCCAAAATTGGTGTATATTCATTTGCGCCCCAAGCAGTAAGGCTTGAACCTTCAAAAAGCATTACCTCATGTATCTCATTAGCCTCTGCTGCTTTTTGTTCCCTTAGTATTCTAAATCCAATTGAATGTTCCCCAATCAATCCACTCTCAACCATTTTGATGAAGTCTTGCCCAAGTCTATGGCTTCCAACTTGTGAACGATAGTACAGACCATAGCTATCTTCCTTCAACTCAAGTATCTTACCAAGTGGTTGGCTTGGGTCATGGTTCAATAAATGCTTTACCCTTCCTTTAGCCTCTGGCCCCCAATCTTGGATTGACCTCTTGAACGCACCTGGCATCATTATATCGCCATCGCTGTCAACCATTCCAAATGCAGAAAAATAACCGCTTACCTCGCCTTTCTTTGAGTCAACATCCTTGACATTGGCCTCAAATGATTTGTAATTATATATCATACTTTTTTTATTGTCTATTTGATTTAATTTTCTAATTGCCCACTCAATTCCTGCATCTCCTCCCCATGCATCCCACATAATTCCACCACAACCCTCAGAGTATGGTACATCCTTGTATTGCTGATGCCTTTTGAAAGATGCCATCCTTGCAATGGTATCTCTGCTTATTTTCTCTCTACTTGCCAATTGATTTGCTCTTGTCCATCCAACTGGTGTACCACAATCACTACCATTCTCCTCCTTATACTTCAATGCCCTTTTTGCATTGTTGGTTGCTGCTTCTGGGTAATCGTTGTATGTTTCTTCTTTGTAATTATTTTGCTCTCCTTTCTCATCTTCCTCTTGAGCAAGATAGGCAACATAAGCGCGTTCTGCGCTTCCTCTTGATGTGTACATACATTCACCATCTCCTATCCTAAATTTTCCGTCACCGCAACTATATATCGGCATTATTACTGTTTTAAAATTAACCTACCATTGGCATCGCGCTTTGGAATGAATCCAACCGTACACCTACAATTTATAGTAAATCCTTTAGGACTCTTTGGGTCACCAGGTATCTCA